CAACACAGATGGCATCGTGGGGCGTATTCGCACCATTCCCATGACAGACCCGACTGTGGTGGTGCCGATCGACGGCGATCTGCCGGAGATGCTTTTTGTGGGTGAGTCCACGGGGGCTTCGGCTACGGCGTACAGCACGTCAAAGACCGGTTCCGACAAGGTCACGCTCAGCGCTAAGAAATTCACCATTCAGCAAGTCTGGAGTGGTGAGTTGAACGAAGATTCCATCATTCCGTTCACGCCATTTCTGCGTGAACAATTGAATGAGGCGGCGGCACTGTATCTCGGGTCGTCCATGTATAACGGCGACGACACTAATGCGGGCACCGGCAACATCAACCTTGACGACGCCGATCCCGGCGATACGAAACATTACCTTGCGTATGACGGCATCCGTCACTACCACTTGGTAGACGCGACCGGCCAGAGCAAGGATATGGGCAACGCCGCAGTCGACCCGATGGAAATTGTGCGAGCACGCGGCAAATTGAATGGCGGCGACGATGATGTTGACTCGCTGATCAAGAACATCAACTGGGGCACGCGAGCGCGTGATCTGCTTATGGTCATGGACTGGGACACGCATATGAGCATGCTCGAAATGAGCGTGGTTAAAACTGTGGACCAGTACGGACCGGCAGCAACGGTGCTGACCGGCGAGTTAGGGTCGTACTCCGGCATCCCGATCATCAGCCCGTCGTACGCATCCAAAACAATGGCGGATGGCAAAGCCAGCGACACGGAGAGCAACAACAGTCGTGGGCAAATCACGCTGTTCAATCCGCGAGGCTTCTTGGCTGGTCAGCGTCGAGAAATGCAGTTGTTCTTTGACCGCATTCAGGGCACCGACCAATTCCTATTCGAGCTGTATACCCGTCGCGGGTTCACCCGCTTTGGCGGCAATGTAGCGTCTGGCATTTACAATATCGCGGTCTAACGAGAGGCGATTCTGATGGTGTTGATCTTGGGGCGTCCAGCAGTCAAGGATCATGCGACGCGTGCTCGCGAACCGGGGGAGGTCGTCGATCCCGGTAATGCAGGTGTGATTGCGCCGGTGACGGACTGCTACGTGCTGTTGAAAACAGTCATGGCGGAAACGCGGACGCTCTCTGATCCAATCTACGATGGGCAAACGCTTGATCTGTTTTTCGAGACAGATTTCGGCGATTGCGTCATTACCGCTTCCAGTGCGATCAATCAGGCCGGTAATACGTCGCTGACATTTGCGGATGGCGGGGATCACTTACGATTGGCGGGCGGGCGCAATGGCGCTGGCGGTCGTGAGTGGCGCGCAATTGCGAATGACGGCGTGTCGCTGGCGTAAGGAGAACTGCGATGGTGACTCCTGGCCGCCCAGTAGTCAAAGAGCACGCTGCGCGTGCCGTGGAACCGTCCGATCTTGGCGACCCTGGCGCATCGGGGAACATCCTTGCGAACCGCGCCGGGTACGTCCAATTCGTCACGGCTGCAGGCGAGACGCGCACGTTGGACGATCCGATTTTTATTGGGCAGGAACTGCACTTGTTTTTTGAGACGGACAACGGCAATTGCGTTGTGACTGCGGACTCGGCGATCAATCAGACCGGGAACAATACGCTCACCTTTGCTGATGCGGGGGATCACATCTTTCTCATCGGTGGACGTGACGGTGCCGGGGATTATGAGTGGCGCGCTGTTGCCAATGACGGCGTCGCGTTGAGTACGGTCTAGGAGAAAATCATGCCCGACACGGTGATCCTTAAATGCGTCAGCCGTTATCGATCGTCGAAAGGCGAGTACGACGTAGGGCAGGAAATTCATCTGTTCGCGAATCAAGCGGCTGCACTCATGCGGGACTCACCGGGATCATTTGTGCGCGTAGAAGATTTGCTGCCCGCCGAAGTGAAGAAAGTCGCAGACACGATCACGAACACCGAGACGAAGGAAGGCATGGTTGCCGTTGACCGGCGTGCTCGAGGTGGTCGTCGCCGCGCAAAGAAAGTGTAGTAATCACGTCGGCGGGAGCGTATATACCCGTCTAACCAGCAAGAACGCGGCGTGATTTAGGAAAGGATTTTAGAACATGGCACGAGAAGACCCCTTTAGGGTACGGCACCAGTCGGTTCCTGGGTTGGGTGAATCCAACCGTGAGGAAGCGATCCTGAACAAGTCCGGTGCGCAGGTCGTGACCGATCTGTTCACGCAGTGGCTTCTAAGCGGATTCTGCTTTCATGTGCAGACCGGCACAGAGGATGCGCCGATCACCACGAATGGCCCGCTGGACGACACCAAGCCCGTTATCATTGCGGACAACAATAGCGGCGTGATGGTGCCGTTACTGTTTGAGGTGGCGTTGTCGGCGCACGGTGCGTCCACGCTGATTCAGGCAATGCTCGAACAGGACATGGACAAAAAGCGTTACTCATCTGGTGGGCAGGTGTTTGTGCCGGAGCAGATGAACAACGCCGCGACTGGTGCGTCAGCGGCTAATGGCACTTTCTACACCATTGAGACGGGGGACATCGTCGCCGCCGCAAAGAGTGCGGTGCCAGCGTCAATCGAACTGGCGCGCAAGTCGCTATCAGAGGATGCGATTGCCGACCCTATCGGCTATCAGATGGGCATACAGGAAGTGTTCAGTGTACGAACGCGCATGCCAACGGTTGCAGCAACGCCGTCGTCATTGTGCGCGCACTTCGGGAGTGCAACGGCGGACGTGACCGGCTACGGAGTGCTGCAATTCGCGCAGTTCGCCTCTGCGCTGGCGTGGTAGGGTAGCCAAAAGGCGGTGTGATGCCGTTTTATGATTATCGTTGCGTTGAGTGTGGAGCGGTCATGACGGCGCGGGCCTCAGTTGTGTCCTCGGCTGAGCGCCCGTGTCCGTCATGCGATGGCGTTGCGCGCCGCGCAGCGGTCAATCATGTGGCGGTGAATGGCTTTGCGTTTGTGCCGTATAACCAGCGGCCTATCCATCTTGATCGTGGCATGAACGCGCTCATGGATGTGCAACGTGATGCTGAGCGCGCCGGTGTTGCTGCGCCGAACTTATTTGCGGAAGCAGAGCGCCGCGTTGTAAGCGGCCAAGCACAGGCTGAGGCAGGCACGCGGTAGTATTGCGCGGCAAGCCCGCGCTGCTGCCGTTTGCCGCCCCGGAAAGCAAGGGCAATGGCGAACTGGCTCATCACCCGTGAAGCCGTCAAGCGAGCGACGAAGATCACCGGCGACGCTTTGGATTTCCAAGTCGATGCGGTGATTCAAGCCGTTGCGGACGAATTGCACGGGCGACCATCATCACTGCTGCATACGTCCTTCTTCCCGATTACGGAGATACGCAAGTACACGTGGCCGCAACAAATCGGCATCGGTCGCAGCGACACGCTGTTTCTCGATGCTGACGGGCACGTGGGCGATCTGGTCGCGTTGACTGCGTTGACCAAAGACGACACTGCCGTAACGGCGATTGCCACGAGCGACGTAATTCTCGCACCGGCTGGCGGACCGCCGTATTACAAGATAGAAATTGATCAATCGAGCGCGGCGTTTTTCTCATTTAAGAACACGCCACAGGAAGCGGTACGTGCGACCGGGCGTTGGGGCTACAGCGAGAACACGCTTGCAGCAGGGAACCTTGACGGGTCGCTGTCGGCAGGTGCCGTCAGTATGGCCGTAACGGACGGTTCCAAGATCAACGTCGGGCAAATGCTGTTGATCGAAACGGAAACGGTGTTTGTGTCTGAACGCACCGACGCCGATATGGGAATCAATACGCACGGGTCCACGGGCGCAATGACGGCGGATAAGACAGATGCGACGCTCACGCTAGCCAGTGCGCCCACTGATGCTGTCACGGTCGGAGAAGTGTTGCGCATTGCCTCTGAGCGCATGCGCGTTACAGCAATCAACACTACGTCCTCATTCGAGGTTGAGCGTGCTCACGATGGCACAACGCTCGCCGCGCACAGCACTGGTGACGACGTGTTTATTTTCCGTACATTCACCGTTGAGCGCGGCATCAATGGGACGACTGATGCGCTGCACGCCGACAACACGGCGATCACGAAATACGATCCGCCAGCCGATTTGCAGCGCTATGCGCTTGCAGAGGTTGTCTCGCGCATCGCGCAGGAACAAGCGGCGTATGGACGCACGATCGGCGGCGGCGAAGGTGCAGTGGAGTGGCGCGGTCCCATGCTGTCCGGCATGCGGAAAGGCATCGCGGCGCGATACCGCCATGCAACGATCGGGGCGGCATAGTGACAACCGGCATTGGTGTCACGACGACAGGACCGCTATTCGTTGGCGGGTTGCCTCAGCGTGTGCTGCGAGCCGCGACGCGCGACTTTTTGCAAGACACTGTTGAAACTGGCGAGCGGCTTGTTGTTGGGCAACTGCGCTCCGGCCACGGATGGATTACAGGCAATTATGCCCGCTCTATCGTTGGCGAAGTTGGTGTTGCCATTGGTCGCGGTAAGCCTGCCAAGAAAGTGAGCGGGGCTTACAAAAGCTCTAGTGTCAGTGATATTCCGCGCGACTCGATGCATGCCGTCATTTATGACTCCGGCGTGGTCTATGGACCGTGGCTCGAAGGCGTCGGTACGCGCAATCAAACAACGCGCTTTAGGGGCTATCACATGTTCCGTCGTGCGCGCACGCAATTGAATAGCACTGCGCGACAGCGCGCGGAGAAACATTTGCGTCGTCATTTGCGAAAGCTAAACTGATGGCATCACAAATGAAAACCACCGTCGATAACATTGTGTCGAAATTGCAAGCGATGAATCAGTTTTCGTCCGTGCTCGATTACGAGCCAAAAGCGCCTCCCGCTGGTGACTTCGTTGCATCGGTGTGGCTGCTGAGCGCAATGCCAATTGCCGAAGCAAGCGGGCTCGACAAGGCGTCGTTGATCTACGTGTTGCGCGTTCGTATCTATCACAGCATTGTGCTGAATGAGCCAGTGGACGACAAAGGCTTACTGGAACGTGCCGACAACATTTACGACGATTTCCTGGGCGAGTTTGATCTTGGCGGTACGATTCGCGCCATAGACGTGTATGGCATGTACGGACAATCTATGACGATGCAGACCGGCTATATCGACGTGGGCGGAACGATGTTTCGGATTGCTGACATTGATCTGCCGGTGATCGTCAATGACGTGAGTACGGAGGCGGCATGATGGCAAAGACTTACGTGGTGCGCAATCCGCGCGAGATTCCAGACGGTGTTCCGGTGATCACGATGCCGGACGGCAAGAACTACTTTGAAGGCGACACGTTCGCGAAGCCGCGCGGCATGACACTGGATCGGCTGCTGCTACTCGGCATTGTGGAGGAAGCAACGAATGGCTAAGAAAACCGGCCTCGGTCAACAATGCTACGTCCACGGCTACGACCTGAGCGGAGACGTTGGCAGTATCGCCTCGATTTCCTCACCGCGCGCCGTGCATGACATTACCGGCATCGACAAAAGCGCCGTCGAGCGGTTGCTTGGGCTGGGCAGCGGCGAACTCTCGTTCAGTACATTCTTTAACGATGCCGCCCTACAGGAGCATGCTGCACTGGCTGGGCGAGTCACCACCAACCGCCTTGTCACCATCCAGAATGGCACCGCTGCCGGTGACGTTGCTTGGATGCTTCAAGGCAAACAAATCAATTATGACTGGATGAGGGACGCCAGCGGTGCGTTGTTGGGAACCGTGCAGGTGCTTAGTGATGCAGTGGCACGTGAGGACGGCGTCGTGCTCATATCGCTTAACACTCTTTCATCGACGGGGCAGACTGCCGTGCTTGACAATGGCGCTGCGAGTGCAAGTGGGATGGCGGGCGTGTTACATATTTTTGACATCAACTCCGGCACGCCGACCGTGATCATTCAGGAATCCAGTGACAGCGGTAGTGGCGATGCGTGGGCGACGATCAAAGCCTTTGCTGCCGTGGCGAACGGTAATGAGCCTGCTTCTGAGCGCGTTACAGTCGCGGGAGGGATCGAGCGTTATTTGCGCATCAGTGTTACCGGCACCTTTTCTAACTGCAAATATGCGGTTGCCGTGCGGAGAGGAGAGTCGACTGATGATACAGCCTATGCGTAATAAGTGGACAATGGCGGCATCAGCACCGAGTGGGACGCATCGTCGCGAGGCAACGTGCGAAGACGTGCGCTGCCCGAAATTCTTGCTTGGCTTCGCAACGGCGGTTCCCGCCCATCGCGCCGATCTGATTGCTGAAATACAACGCAGCAATCGTTCTTGGAGTGAGCGTCGTGAGGGGGCAGTGACAGTGTTTGCGTTCCCAGCTGGGACAGAATGCTTTGAACCGCATTCGCTTCCGACGGGTCGCCCCTGGGATTTGTCTATAGATGGGCAGCAAAAAGGTGAGTCGGAATGGTTTGACCGGACAGCCGATCATCTCGATCGGTTACGCACAATTCAAGAAAGAGGATTGTAGACATGGCTAAAGAAACAGGAATCGTCAGCTCGGTGACAGTGGACGACTCCGGTGGCACAGCGCGGGACATTAGCAACGATATTACCAACTGGGCGGTGAGCACTCCGCGTGCCGTGCAGGATGTAACGGGCCTGAACAAGAGCGCTATGGAACGCTTGCTCCTGCTGGCCGATATGTCGTGGACGCTGAACTTCATCTTCAATGACGCCGGTGCTCCGTCGTCCCATGATTGTTTCAAGC